CTATCAATTAAAGTGTGCATGCCATGATTAATGTAACAGAATCCGCAAAGAAACAACTCGATGAAATCCTTATGGATGAACCGACTGGAAAATATGTAAGAGCGTTTATCTCTGGTGGTGGATGTTCTGGTTTTAACTATGGATTTACTATCGAAGAAGATAAGGAAGAAGATGACTTTGTCATCGATAAACTTTTAGTTGATGCATTAAGTATGACTTATTTCGATAATGCCACTATTGATTTTACTACTGATAAACTAAAAGGTTCTCAGTTTGTTATATCTAATCCTAATGCAAAATCTACCTGCGGTTGCGGGAGTTCATTTAGCGTATGACAACAAAATATTTTGAATGTGAGAGTTGCGAAGCCAGAGGTAAGATAATTCTTAAGGGTGATGATCACTCTACTGCTGATATTGTCTATTGTCCTGTTTGCTCTGCTGATATTTACGAAGAAGAGGAACTCGACGAGGATGAATAAATATGTCTTATGTGGACATATCAAAACATCATTATTGAAGAATTACCAGAAGACTGCGTTGGTTTTGTTTATTTAATTACGAACAAAGTGAGCAGTCGTATGTATATCGGTAAGAAATTAGCCAAATTTGCCAAAACTAGCTACAAGGTAGTTAAGTTAAAAAATGGCACTAAAAAGAAAAAGAAGATCAGATCCAAAGTTGACTCTGACTGGCTTGAATATTATGGTTCCAGTGAAGAACTAAATAAAGATGTAATCTCTCTTGGTAAGGAAAACTTCACCCGAGAGATTTTATTCTTTTGCAAATCTAAAGCTGAGTGTTCATATGTTGAAGCACGAGAGCAATTTGGGAGGAAAGTATTAGAATCAGACGACTATTACAATGGACAGATTTCTGTCCGAGTCCATGGTTCTCATATTAAGAACAAACTATGACATACCTATTATTTGCAGTTGCGTTATCACTATCAGCAGTCGCAGCATACTATGCAGTGGCAGGACTAGTCGCAATCTTTGCTGCTGCAGCAATACCTATTATGATAATGGGATCTTTGTTAGAAGCATCTAAGTTAGTAGTGGCATCTTGGTTGTATAGAAATTGGGTAGAAATTCCCAAATTATTTAAAGTATATTTTTTAACCGCATTGATAACATTGATGTTACTCACATCAATGGGTATTTTTGGATTCTTATCTAAAGCACACTTAGACCAAGCAATACCAACTGGTGATGTTTCCGCAAAGTTAGCTCTCATTGATGAGAAAATTAAAACCGAAAAGGAGAATATTAATGCAAGCCGTAAAGAACTTACTCAACTCGATGCTCAAGTGGATCAAACCCTCAGCAGAACTACCGAAGCCAGTGGAGCAGATCGCTCCATTGCCATCCGTAGAGGACAGCAAAAAGATAGAGCCAGAATCCTCAACGAAATCGGTACAGCGCAAACCAAGATCTCCAAACTCAACGAAGAGCGTGCGCCAATCGCCAGTGAAGTCCGTAAAGTCGAAGCAGAAGTAGGACCAATCAAATACATTGCTGCATTGATATATGGTGATAACCCAGAGACTGATGTTCTTGAAAAATCAGTTCGTTGGGTTATCATTATGATTGTATTGGTATTTGATCCACTGGCAGTTTTAATGTTAGTCGCTGCAAACTGGAATCTTAAAAAAGAAGAAATTGTTAAACCGATACCTATTGAAGAACCAATCAGTAATAATTTACAAACAACAGATGATATAGAATTATCAGATTCTATACAAGTGAATAAAGATGGTGACGATCTAAACATACAAATAGATGAACCAACAAAAGATTGGGAACCAGAATTATATCAAAGAATGGAAACAGAAACACCAAAGGCAAAGTCTTTCTTAGATAAAGTACAAAATATGCTTGGTGTTAAAACCATTGAAAAAGAAGTAGAAGAACTTCAACCAAAAGAAAAGGGTGTTGGATTCGATTCGTCAGGAAGAAGAACAACTCCTTAGAAGTCCATTACTCCTAAATAGTTATGATCCTTATAACTATAACAACAATGGATTTAAATGGAATTCTTCAAATTAGTAGCCGAAGTTGGATTTCCCATTGCTGCAGCAATTGCAGCAGGGTATTTCGTATTTCTAACCCTTAAATTCATCCTCGCAGGTGTAACATCATCTGTTAAGGGGATGGCTGGTATCATCGGTGCTCTTGATAAAAGAGTAGCTGCAATGAACCACGATGTAATTCGCATCGATACTAAAGTTTCCCACGCACTCCATATTCCACCTGATCTAGACAGGATCGCTAGAGCAGAACAATCTGACGCAAGGAGAGACTAATGCTATATGTTGATTACAATTTTGATATCCATGAAAATGGTATAATGTTTGATGACGAGTTAAAACTCTGTAGTCAAGAAAATATAAAACCATGGGGAAACCTTCCAAAAAACTGGAAAGATGGTGATTTGTTTATGTTAAAAGTTTCTCCACAGGGGAAGGTTGTTCTACATAGAAAGCCAGATTAAATGGATGTCGTATCATTAATCAATAAATATGGATTTCCCATTGTTGCTGCTGGTGGCATGGGATACTTTGTCTACTATGTGTGGACATGGGTAACTACTGAGATTAAACCAGTAACGAGTGAAGCAAATAATGTATTAATAAATCTCATTGATCGTATCCGTATGTTAGATAACGATTTAATTAGATTAAATCAAAAAGTGAATGTTATCCTTTCGTTGCGTGACCAAGGAGAACTGCGTGATGTTCACAAGACTGCTGATAGTAGCACTGACAAGTAATGTAGCCTTTGCTACACCATTACCAGATCAGTCATTTAAATCCCCCTCCTTCAATGGAAGTGGTTACTCTTCGCATGTATTAACGATTGAGAATCAAGAGTTTACTCGCAGAGTTCAGATACAAAAAGATATACAAGCAGCATTAGACAAGGCAAAGGCTGATGCTTCCAATACTAATATACAGAAATTTTTAAACAATTTAGAATCTCGTATATACGCACAGATATCTCAAAATTTAGCAACCGCAATGTTTGCTACTGGCGGTGCTAGTACTGGTTCATTAAACTTTGAAGGTAATACTATATTCTGGACTAAAGATAGTTCTAATGTTTACCTAACTGTAACCGATTCTGTAGGGAATCAGACACAAATAACTGTACCATTGGGTCAGTTTGTATTCCAATGAAATATATTTTAGTTATCTCTCTACTGTTTTTGTCTGGATGCGCAGTGCAACAGAAAATTGGAATTGACTTCCAACCAGAGGTAGTTGCAAATAAACTGGAGAAAGAGTTTGACGCTATTCCTTCTCCAGATGGTAAAAGGGTAACAGTTGCTGTTTATAGTTTTAAAGATTTAACTGGACAAAGAAAGCCAACTCCAGGAATCGCTTCCTTTAGTACTGCTGTTACGCAGGGTGCTGAAGTATTTTTGATTCGTGCTCTACAGGATGTCGGTAGAGGACAGTGGTTTGATGTTGTTGAACGAACTAATATTGATAATTTGACGAAGGAAAGAACTATCATTCGTCAGATGCGTGAAGCATATGAAGGTAAAGATGCAAAACCATTAATGCCACTTCAATTTGCAGGATTGATATTAGAAGGTGGTATCATTGGTTATGATTCTGGTAATGAATCTGGTGGTGCTGCGCATAGGTTTCTGGGGATTGGTAAACAAACTCAATATTCAAAGGATATTGTTACTGTTAGTTTGAGAGCAGTTTCTGTTAATACAGGAAAGGTTCTTGCTTCAGTTACTGTCCAGAAGATTGTTTACTCAACTGCAGATTCTATTGCTGTATTAAAATTTATACAAAACGGTACACAAGCATTTGAAGCTGAAACTGGATTGACAGTAAATGAAGCTGGTACTTTAGCTGTTAAAGCAACTATAGAAGCAGCTGTTGTAGAGTTAATTAAAGAGGGCGAGAGAAAAGGAGTTTGGGATTACAAGAAAGAGGTTATTGTAGTTCCAGCTGTGGTGGTTCCTCAACCAACAGTAGAATTGAAAAAGGAAGAACCGAAGGTTGAAGAAAAGAAGCCAGAGGCAAAACCTATTATTGAATCAAAACCTGATGAAAAGATAGTAATTGAACCAAAACAAGAAGTGAAGAAAGAATTAACAGCATTATTTGGTAAATATAAATTAAAAAATGATCAATACATATATGCGGAACCATCACTCCATGCTGTGAAAAAATGGTGGTTCAAAAGAAACGATGTAGTTTCTGTTCGTGCTCCTGGACCAGATGGATGGGTCAGGATAGCTGATAGTGAATTAAAAGGTGGATGGATTCGATTAGA